ATGGGAAATGTTAAAGAGTCGCGGAATTGTTGGTTCGCACGACACCCGGATTTTTGTTAAGTCCATTCAGCAACCCTTAACGCCTCGTATAGGTGTTGATCTAGGCAATAGAACGCATACCCTCGAAGTCGAGGGTAATTTTGTTAAGTTCTTCCAGGGTCACAATATCGACGGCTCCGAAAACCTTAAGGGTTTGATCTTCCATATGCTCGACTACCTAATCGAGCTGCCAGAGTTAGGATTAGAACCAACGGTCTTTGACCGGAATTCCTGGGTTAATGGATTCATCAAATTGCACCGTGTTGATGTAACCCGCTCCTGGGATTTAGGCACTCAGGAGGCGGTCGATTCCTGGCTGAAAGGCACCCAAGTAAACGCCCAGGTGCAATACAAAGGGCGATCAGTCTATGAAGAAGGGACCGTTTACTTCGGCAAAAGATCGAAGCATTGGTCCATGAAGTTTTACAATAAAGCCCGAGAATTAAAGGCTAAAGGCCACCGTCTGCCGGATGAATTCAGCCATTTAAAGGACCAGATCCCCGGCATATTGCGGGGTGAGTTAGTATTTAGGAAGCGTAAACTAGAAGCCCTAGAGTTAGAGTGGCTAGGAAACTGGAAGCCAGAATCGGCTGATAACCTATACAAGGAATATCTAGGAAAAATGAGTCTAGGAACTAGAGTCAGAGTTACAGATAACGAACTTGCGGAGATGCCACGAAGCCTCCGCGCAGCCTATTTACACTGGAAAAATGGGGAGGATGTGACCAATCTATACTCCCGCGCTCAGATGTATAGGATCAAAAAAGGGCTGCTCGACTACGGTATCGACGTTACCGCTCCGCAGCCTAAAAAGGCTGAAGTTATCCCTCTGGTGCGCTATGTGGAAGCCAAACAGTGGGAAGCCCCCCAGGAGTGGCACGAAAAAGGCCTGATATTTCACCCTGGCAAGGTATAATTTAGTTACAGTCGATCATGACTGAACCGAGGGGGTGCCTCTAACGCCCTTTCACTGGAAGCCCCCGCTTAGGGGGCTTTCTTTTTGCCAAACCATCGCTCCCAGACGGTCGTCGGAGTCTCCAGGAGGAAGGTTTGCTGCTTTCGCATATCCTCAAGGTTCCTCTCCAGGAGTCCGATTTCCCGATCCTTGCCCAGGCTCCGCTGAACTTCTAGGTTCAGATCGGCTTTTAGTTTGATGTTCTCTAGTTCAAGTTCACGCACTCTTGAACGTAGCGATTCAGCAACGTCCGGAACACGAACATTTGTGCCATTTTGAGACTCTCCGGGATTCGTGTTTGGTTCACCGAACACCATCACCAGATCGGTGAAGTCGAAATACTGGCGAGTCTTTTTTCCGTGTGGTCGATTCCTGGGGGTCAGTTTCCCCTCTCGGACACGCTTTCGGATGGTGTTTGTGACTACGCCAAACTGCTTAGAAGCCTCGGTAATCGTTAACTCGGGCATTGGTTCACCTCAGCACAGAACGTGCATCAGGGTTCATTTCCGCGCATTATGAACGATCCCGCATTCATTCGCCTGGTAGCCTGTCGATCCCCTAGTGAGTCGAAACCGGTTCTCGCGGTCGATCCACTCAAACAACGCCACATCGCCGATCCCGCGATCGCCTGGGCCGAAAGGCCGAAGGGCGCGACGCGCCCGGCCTCGGCCAAATGTACGGTCCCTGTAATACCGTACATTTGTCTCAATATGAGACACTTTTAAACCTAGCCAAATAAGCCAACCCTATTGTTTTGGCAGACATTTTTTTTCTGCCAAAAAAAAACCGGCCCAAAAGGCCGGTTCGATTTTTTTTCGGGGCTTCAATCAGGCCGTTTTCCTCATTGCAGCCCCGGGAGAGTCGTTCTGGCGACGGTCTGACGGTTCTTTTTTTTCAGGATTCAGGTTCTCGACCCATTCCTGGAAGTCGCCAATACGCACGTCCTCAATCTCAACGAGGACCCGCTGCAGAACGAAGTCAATCGCACGCTGTACCGAGTAACCCTGTTGTGCAGCCACCATTTTTAGATATTTGTGGTGCGTTTGGTTAATTCCGACGTTCACGCGAGGCGCATTTGCATCGACTCGCGCTAAAGTTTCTTCCCATTGGTTTGTCATGGCTATATGCCTCCTGTGAAAGAGTGGTTTTTCATGACTTCAGTATATCGTGATTTGATATACCACAATGAAAATAATCGCACTAATTATTTGACGTACAGAATTGGTCTATCACATAATAGGGATCATGATTTCATGAGATCATGAAATCTAGGATTCTCACTAATTGATTAATTCATTAAGGAAATACGTCATGCAACTGAAATTTGAAATAGCAAGCGAAGAAGTCCGATCCAAAAACAAGACAACCGCAACCGGTGAGCACTACATCGCTCGCGCCCAAGACGCATATCTTTTCGTCGAAGGGCAGAAGTACCCCACACCGGTTGTTATCGATATCCCTCGGGATGGTGCTCCGTATCCTGTCGGGTTCTACACAGTCTCTGACGATTCGTTCTACGTCAATCGTTACGGTCGTCTGGATGTGTTCCCCCGTCTTATGCCGTTGGACAAAAAAGCAGCGTAAGGCGTTTCCATGGCCTACGACATTGTTTCAGGCTGCACGACTTCTACCGCGAAGGGCTGCGGTCAACAGTTCCAGGCTAATTGTTTTCCCGATCCCGCGAATTGTGGGATTGGGGATTCAACCATCCTCGGGATTGCGGAGTACCAACAACTGATTCCAAGCATAGCCCTTGTTCTTGGCCTTGCTTTCATCATTCGGACAGTGATTCAACTGATGGGGGTTCGATAGTGATTGATGTTGCCACTGTCTACTTCATCACGATGTTTGCTGCCCTCCTGATCATGTTTCGATGAATGAGGCGCATCGGAATATGAGTCTCCCAAACCCTGCCTCGGAAACTGCAATCATGAAAAAGTTCGCTCTTGCTTCTCTCGGTGTCCTCCTGCCTGTGGCAGGTGCGTTTGCTCAGGTTGATGTAACTGCCGAAGCAGCGCAGATCACCACGGACGGAACTGCTGCCATCACCGCAATCGGTGGTGCGTTGGTCGGTCTGGCCGTTGTGGCCGTTGTGTACAAGTGGGCCAAAGGAATGATCTTTGGTTAAGCACTTCTGAGTTAGCCCCCCTCGGGGGGCTTCTCTTTTTTCACCCTTTCGATTTAGAGGATCGACCATGAACAGACATTTCATTAACGATGAATTCCCTTATGAATTCATGACAGCCAAAGACCCCTGCCAACATTGCAAAAGCAAACCCTACTGTGCCGAAGCCTCCGCGATCTGTGTAGCCTTCGATCAATACGTCAGCACTGGATGGTTTGACGAGGACACGATTGGTAAACCGGTCCTCGGGGGTTATGACGAACTGCTGCAGGACAAAGGTCACTGGCGCAAACGAGTGTTTGCGTCATGAAACAAGTTCAGATTCCCTCCTTCCCACCTAGAGGAATGTCCAGGTGGGAATACGAAGCCCAAGTGGCCCGTTATCACCTCAAAAAAATGCGGGAGATTTTGAGTCGTGCGAAAAATCCTCGCTAGTTTTCTATTGCTGCTCTCGTCCGCTGCATCGGCTAACACGATGCTGCACAGGACTTGGCTGCAATTGGATAGCCCGCAAACGATTCTCTTGGAAGAAATCAGTGAATCGTATTGGTCAATGGAAAAGTTCCTGACTCAAGGGTCGGCGTGGTGTGCCTCTGTGGTCGGGGGTACGCCGATGTCTTACGGCTCGAATACTCTTTCGTCGGGCAATACCTATACCTATATCTACGGAAGTGGGGGTCAGTGTCGTCAATACACGATGACCAACCCCATAAATACGATCAACTGGACTTCGTATACAAACTTTCCGTATTCCGGCGCTGGGACCTCTCCGGCTTATTCTGTTCAGGGGGCGTGGGTGACTGCTGCTGAATGCTCAAACCATAACGCCGTACAGGTGCCGGGATATAACAACTGTGAATGTGCTCCCGGTGATGTGCTTAACGAAGTCACGGGAATGTGCGAGGAAGATAACCAATGTGACACAAACGCCATTCCGAATACCTCATCCTTTGAGGTCAATATTTACACCTCAACCGCTCCCTCATCGATCTGCGTCGATAACTGTAATTTAAACGTGGGTTCGGGGTTTGGTCTGCCCCATCAAAATTTCTACACCTATTTCTACAAATCCGATGGTCAGTCCTGTACTGGTGGGTTCAGTCCGGACGCCTCCGATTTTGTCCAGGGTGATCCTGATGGGCCGATATGCAAAACCAGTGGCGGCAGCGAATACTGCTATGACCCTGTTAATAACACCGTTACTAAAGACGGTGTGCTTGCGTGGGATTTCGACAATGGGGATTACTACGATGGTTATTGCGCGATCCGCAGCGGTGGCGTTTTCACCTGTGGCCCTAACAGTACCGTTCCCGGTACTGATAACTCTGATCCTGAGATCACCTTCGCCGTTGATACCGACGATGATGGTATCGCTGATTTCTACTTTGTCGCGGATTCGGCCTCTGGCCTAGCCCGGATTGCTCCAGGCACTCGTATCGACACAACCGGCGACGGTCAAGCCGATTCCGTGGCAGTAGATACCGACAATGATGGGATTTCTGACACCATCAAAGGCGATTCCAATAATGACGGTCAGCCGGATCATGATGATCCATCAACCCCAAACACTGACGAATCTGCACCTCCCGGGGATACCAATGCCGGGGGTTCTGGTGGGGGCAATAACTCTGGTGGCAACGATACCGGCACTTGTGTAGATAACCCGAACACGCCTTGGAATGAGTGCGACACCGATGGCGATGGTGAAGGTGGGGATCCCGGTGACGGTTCCTGTCAGGACGATCCGAATACACCGTGGAATGACTGCTCTATTGGGGCCGATCTTGATGGCTGCAACAAGCAGCCGGAAGTCTCTGGTGATCCTCTCCAAGCAGCAGCTATTTTTCTTGCATGGCAATCGGCCTGTTCCGGTTATGTAACGCCCGAACAACGTGGTAACGGTTTAGTCCTTGCCGACAATCGACCCGAAGATGATGGTTCCTTCCTGTCGACCGCTGTTGATCTGCCTTCCTC